TAAGACAAGTAAGAATCTTGCTGCAATGCAAATAGAAGGGTATAAGGATAGGTCAGGAAGTATAGTTAAATTTCCTAATGTATTTGAGATAACGGCAAAATCAATGGGAAGTCAAGTATCAGCCAAGGCTCAGAAAGACTTAGGTAAGTTGATAGATAAAATGATAAGAAAAGCAGGATTTTAGATGTTTGCAATAATAGGACAAAAGATAAACGATAGATTAAAGGGTAATGCCGACTTTGTTAACGCAAACGGTAAAACTCTTGGGTCTGAGCTTATATCTAATAATACTTGGGACAATACTACTGGATGGCTTACAAACCCTTCTAGTGGATTACCTTACGCTTTAAGTGTTTTGAATAACAATTTAAAAATACAAACAGCAGGATTTAATACTACAGCAAAAACTTACACTCTCATATCTGTTCAACAAGGTAAATCATATTTTTGTGAATACTCATATAATTCATCTTATCAAACAAGTGTAGACATCGGTACAACAATTTATGGTTCTGAGGTCTATGAAGGTGTTCATAATGCAACAGGAACAGGGACAACTAGCTTTACCTTTACAGCTACAACAACAGGAACTTATTATGTTAGTTTTATCAATAATAGTTCAGTAAGTAGTTCATTTGGTTTTTTAACAGCTATATCGTTAAAAGAAGTAACAAGTGCAAAAGTTTTCCCTGTAATAATACCACAAGGAACAACTTACCCTGCAACGACTTACGAGATAGCAAATGTATCTAACTTTATGTCTAAGGGCAGCTCTTTAGAATCTTGTGATGTATCAGTAAACATATCTTGTTATGCAGAAGGCTATGCAACAACATATAACCAAGCTAAAGCAGTTGTAGAAGCTTTAGACTTGTATCAGGTAACTTATAGCGAGGATGGACAATCCTATACTGCTAAGTTTAGGTTTATGAATCTAGATGACGAGTATTATAAGCAACCCGAAAAATTCTACAAAAACTTAACTTTCAATTGTTTAATAATTAAAAACTAAAATAAAATGGCAATTTTAAACGCAACCGATGTTGTTATTACTATAAACAACACAGCAGGTACAGCACACGGATCAGTAGTAGACAAACTTTTATTTGGTACTTCTGCTTCTTTATCTGTTTCTAGAGACCTTAGAGACTCTACTAACAAAGCAAGTGCAGGATGGTCTGAATCATTAGCAGGTCTTAAATCTTGGGAACTTTCAGGAGATGGATTTGTAGAGTTTGCAAGTACAGCCGCAGACACTAAAAACGTAAAAGAGTTGTACACTCAAATGGTAGCAGCAAACCCTGAAGTAACTGTAAAGTTTTCTGATGGTACTACTTACTATGTAGGAAACGCTTTTATCACTTCTTTAAGTGTAGATGCAGGTGTAGAAGAAAACGCAACTTACTCCGTTTCACTTACAGGTACAGCAGCTTTAACTCAAGGATAGTATTAACTTTTAAATCCATTAAATTATGGCAATTCAAAACGCATCGGATTTATTAGTCTACAAAAAAACAAGCCCTGCCCGAAAGCAGGTTACTCGGATCAAGGTTAAGAGTTCTACTCCTATTAAGGATTTTACATCGGGTGAAAATATTATCTTAAATAATATAACTGATGGGTCAGGTGATATTTGGGATGATTATAACCGAAGTATTCAAACAAACTCAGGACAAGGAGTTTTGACTGAGATAAGTACGGCACTTGTTAGTTTTTTTCAATACACAGCAACAGGACAGACGGTTGATGGCTCTTTTAGATATATTGATTTCACCAACGGAGCAAACGGGCCTGTACCTACGCTAGAAGTATTAAGCGGTACAGCCGAGTTCAAAGCAGGTGCAGTCGAAATAGTTGTAATCACATCGGGTCAATCTATAGTATATCAACCAATCGCTTTCAGTACATCTGCTTCGCTTGGTGTAAGTAAGGATTTACGTGATATTACTACGAAAGACTCTCAAGGATGGCAAGAGAACGCAAAGGGATTAGGTTCTTTTGAGTTAAGTACAGATGCTCTATGGGATGTAAACAACGCTGTAGGAGTTGAGTCTGCTACAGAAGACTTGATTGTAGGCGATTCAGTAGATGTTAAGTTTTCCGACAGAGTTCGCAACTTAGTGGCTACTGAGGAGGTTTATGGTGACCCTTCTTATTGGGTATTAAGTAGTAATATCACGTCAACTAAACACCTAGAAGATCCATTTGGTCAATTTACGGCAGCAGAATTTGCAATATCAAGTAGTACAGGTTATAGTGCAAATATTTACAAAGCACCAATACAACTTGTAGAGGGTAAAAAAGTAACTTGGTCGTTATATTTAAAAGCATTTAGTGCTACTGCTGATGCTTGTAATTTAAGAGTTAGAAGCGTAACTACATCGGCAGGTAACGATATTAATTCTAGTATCAAAATAATAAGTGGATCAGGTACTGTAACATCAATAGATTCTGCTATAAAGAAAATAACAGGTTTAAGCACAAGTTCTTGGACTAGAGTAGAATTAACTACTGACTCCGTAATATCGGGTACTAATTTAAATGCGGTACAATTTTATTTATACCCTGGAGATGATTACACTACACAAACCACAGCAGACAAGGTAATAACCGCTTCGTGGCAAGTCGAAACAAGTACAGACGCTTCGGATTATCAAAACCCGACTGAGGTAGACTGCTACCAAGGTAAAGCGTTTGTAAATAGTGTTTCTGTAGATGCAGGAGTCGAGGACAATGCAACTTATTCTGCTTCGTTCACAGGTACTTCTGAGATATTTATTAATGGCTTAGGTCACGAGTTAGTAGGTGACAACTACTTTGATGGTACTGAAACTACAAGCGGTTTAGATAAGTTCTTAGTTCCTAATTGGAAACTATTTAACTCATCAGCAAACGCTTTGAGTTATTTCCCTGGTAAAGTTAGGTTTAAGTGGGTTAGTGATGCTGATACTTATCTAATTTCACACACAGGTAGTGTAAATGTAAACCCAATGGTTGTAGGTAAAAAGTACGAATTAACTTATACTGTTTCTACTTATGTTAATGGTGACTTAAAGTTAACAAGCACAAGTGGTGATTTAACAATTCCTGTAGCGGTGGGTACACACACATTAAGATTTACTGCTGATTCAACTGAATTGTTAATAAGAAGGGCAGTAGCTACCGCAGGTGAAATTCATATAAGTTACATATCTCTAAAAGAAGTATTCTCTTAAACACTAATAAATTAAAAAAGGAAAAATGAAAAAGGTAGAAATAGGCGGTCAAGAACGACCAATCAGGTTTAGTTATTTAGCTTTAAAAGACATTTGTAATAAGTGCGGATTAAAGTTAAGCGAAATGAATCAGTTAGGATCGGAGATAGACCACATTGGTATCATCACATTCTTTGGATTAAAAGCAGGAGCTAAGAAGATTGGCGAACCATTTAAGTACAAAGTAGCTGATATTGAAGAATGGCTTGATAACGAGGAGTTCTCTAAAATCAACGAGATATTCGAGGCTTTCCAACTTGACCAACCTCAGAGCGAGGGAAAGTAGTTGAGGGAGAGGAAGTCGATGAAGAATCGGGAGAAATCAACTGGGATAAACTCGAACAGATAGGATTAGGCAGAATGGGGTTAGGTTGTGATGAACTTTATAACTTAACCCCACGAACCTTTAACAATCAGTTACTCGGCTTTAACACTTATCAAGAACAACTAATGCAAGATAGGTGGGAGCAAACTAGGATGATAGTACACTCTACGATTGCACCACACTCTAAGAAGAAGATGAAACCTAGTGAGGTTCTTCCTTTCCCTTGGGATAATGACAAGAAATCTAAGAAGAAGAAACAAGACGTTTTACCTTCAAACGACTACATACAGTCTGTACTAAAACGATACGACAATAATTAAATAGAATACAATACAATGGGTGGAATTAAGACTATATCGATAATTGTAGCAGCCAATATAAAGGGGCTAGAAGCAGGTTTAGGTAAAGCAAATAAATCTATAGCAGGTTTTGCAGCAAACGCAGCTCGTATAGGTTCTACTCTTTCATTTGGTATTACAGCACCTCTTACTGCTTTAGGTACTTCA